AACCGTATGCCGACAGCGGAATTGCAGAGTTTAGCGGCACAGAACGGCATTGAAAATGCGGCGGAAATGAGCGGAGTTGACCTTAAAGCAATCTTGATTGAGAAGTTAGGATTATAAGCAGGAGAACAGCATGGAAGAATACACAACATTAGAGCAGGTAAAAATCCGGCTCAAACAATTTCATATTGAAACGGTTGAAAATGAGGATAACACTGAATCTGATGTTGTTGTGTTTGACAGCAAAGAAGACAACTTGCTTCTTGAACAGCTCATAAAACAGGCAACGAAAGATGTAATTGCAAAACGGTGTTATCCGCAAAGTTATACGCAGGAACAGATTGACAATGACTTGAAATGCTATGAAAGTGTAATTGTCAATCTTGTGGTATATGACCGGTCACAGGCAGGAGAAAACTACATGGCAAGCTACAGTGAAAACGGTGTAAGCCGTAGCTGGAAAGACCGTGATAGCCTGTTTGTAGGGGTATATCCGTTTGTAAAAGCATTATAGAAGATTGTGCGTTACGTTTTACCAGCACCGGGGAAACGTAGCAGGCGGCACACAGTAAGGGTGGTGGGCGGTGTGCCACAAAAAAAATGAAAGGCGGTATATTATGCCAGTTGCAATAATTATAAGTATCATATCGGTTGCTTTTTCCGTCTTTTTTGGATTTTTTAGTCTTTGGTTTGGTTTGAAAAACAACAAACACACAGACACAAAAGACATTGAAGAACGCGTAAAAGAGAATACACGTATCAATATGAAACTTGACGCCATTTCAAGCAATACAACTGAAATAAAAAATGAAGTGTCAGAAATGAGAAAAGAGATTAATTCTCACGATACACGAATTATCAAAGTTGAAGAAAGCGTGAAATCGGCACATTACAGACTAAACACTATTGAAGAACGTCTGAATGGCGAAAAGGAGATGTAATATGAATATTTTAGAAACATTGACGTCAAACATCATGATTATTTTAGCGGTAATCGGCGCAATCGCGTTTATTGTGTCGGTGATTACACAGGTTATCAAAGGAGTAGGTGTTTTTGCGAAGATTCCAACTGACGGATTGGTACTTGTGTTATCAATCGGCATTACAGTAGCGGCATTTGTAGCATATATGCAGTATTTACACATGACTATCCTGTGGTACATGGTTTTAGCCGCAATTATGGCAGGCTTTGTTGTTGCTTTTGTTGCTATGTATGGCTGGGAGAAGCTTTCAGAACTGTGGAAACGGTTCGGAAAGAACGTAGATTGATATGTTGGACATTAATAAACAAAAGATGATTTACGCGCTTAAAGACGGCAGAACACCGGTATACCAACTGAATAAAGACGGCTCAATAAAATACATCATTGTTGACGGTGAAGAGGTCCCTGTTGAAACAGGAGAGTATACCACAGGTTATAAAAAGCCTGTGGTTTTTTATTCTTCAATAAGCAATAAATTAAGCGAAGCACTGATAAAGGAATTTGGTGTAGATAATTCTACGAATTTTGTTCAAATTGTGGAAGACAAAGGCAAATTGCCGTTAGATGTTGGCTCGCTTGTTTGGAAAAAGTCGGAAGTGAGGTACAAAGATAAGGATAAAACAATCATTGATGAAACCAGTTGCGATTATATCGTTAAGGGTGTCGCTGATGAGGGATTAACGGCAGATTTATTTCTTTTACAGAAAAACGTGAGGTAAGCACATGGCTACAAGACCAATAGTTATAACATTGTCCCAAAAATCCGTAGAAAACGCAATAAAACGAGTACAGCAGTATCAATTAGGATTTCAACGTAAACTTAGAAAATTCGTGAAAGAACTTGCTAATGTAGGCATTGCCGTAGTTGATACCAATATGACAGAAGCGCAGTATACGTTTGACGGCAAAATAAGAAGCGGTTCTGACACGTCACACAATGCTTACGTAGAACTTAATTCCAATGGTAGTACGGCAGAAGCAAAACTGATTGTACAGGGAAAAGAACTGTTATTTATCGAGTTTGGCGCAGGCGTATATTATAACGGTGCCGCCGGTGCAAGCCCACACCCCAAAGGAGAAGAATTTGGATTTTTAATCGGTTCCTATGGCAAAGGCAACGGACAAAAAAAGGTTTGGGGCTATTACGATGAAAATAACCAACTTGTGCTTACAAGAGGTGTAAAAGCTACTATGCCGGTATTGAAAGCAGAACAAAAGATAATTGAGGACTACAAAAATGTTGTAAAGAGGGTGTTTGAATAGTGATTGATAATCAGTGGGCTTTTGATTTAGAAATGAATGTGTTTTCGACAATCAAGAAAAAGGCATTGTCAATTCTTGAAGACAATTACCCTGATATTAGCATTACAGCAGATGAAGAATCGAACGATACACCGGTGTTTCCGACGGTATTAATACAGTCTGTTGAACCGACTGAAACAAACAGCGATTTAGAAGCTGACAGAATTAATACTGTAGACTTTACAGCACAGGTAACAGTAACAACAAACCGAAGCAGAAGCGAAGCATTGCAAGTATCCAATGTTATAGCAGATTTGTACAAGAAACGATTGTTTAAGATAAAGCCCATGCCGTTTGTACGAAAAGAGGGAAATCTGTGGACAGCAACTTTTCGCGCAAAGCGCAAATTTGGGTGGAATGACATTTTATAGCAATTTACAAAGAGCCGAAAGGCTCTTATTTTTATGCAATTTTTTAGGAGGTAAACATGGCTACAGGTTTAAAAAGTAGAATTATTTACAGGAAAAAGACCAAAGAAAGCAACGAAAGCGATTACTGGGCTGGCACATACAACCTGTTGATTAGAGCAAAAAGTATTCCGTCCCCAGTAGGTGAGCGTAACATGGTTGATACGTCTACGCTTGAAGATTTAGTCGAAACGCAAGAACCCGGAAGACGTGCGGCAGGTTCTATGGCTGTAAGCGGTGCATTTGAACGCGAATATCTTGACAATTTAGTTGAGATTGAAGACGAAAAGTTAGACATTGTTGTTCTTTATGGCACAGACGGCAAAGGTAAAGAGGGTATTTGTGGTTTTATCGGCTCTGAATCATTCGCACCGGACGAAGCTACAGACGACCATTTAACAGGCACTTGCAACATTGCTATTTCAACAGTGCCGCGTTGGATTCATAAAGATTATGACGTTGCGGTAACAGAAGATGAAAACGGTTATCCGACATCAATTACATTATCAAAAAAATCGTAAGTCAGTCCGGAAAAACAAATAAGGCTGTTGCGACTGACGAGGATACAAAAACAGCCGTAGTAATTTGATAGTTAGTAAATAATATGGCAGGGCGGCAGAAATGCCGTCCCTGTCCTATATAAAGCGAAAAGGACAGGTAATGAATATGAAAACAATTACAGTAAACAGTAACGAATATAAATTAGAGTTCTCTTTTGAAGCGGCAGAGTATAAAGACATCGTGCAGAAAATGTTTAAGGTCCTCAGCGGTGCTTACGTTGTCGAAGAATCAAAGGATATGCAGAATCCTACTACTAAGGATATTATCAACGGCACGGCAAATATGATTGGCGATACAGCAGATATTTGCGTTACTGCTTTTTATGCCGGCTTATTAGAAAATAATCCACTTTCACATGAAGAAGCAAAAACAGTCATGAGGGATTATATGAAAGAAAATAAGCTTTCGTACAAGAAACTGTATGACGAATTGAGAAATTGCATGGAAACAGATGGTTTTTTCGACCTGTCGGGGCTGAACGACATGATTCAGCAGATGTACGGGACAGCACCGGAAGCGACAGCACAGACAGCATAAAAAAATCTGAAATTAACTGGCATAAAATAATTTGGGAAGATTATTTTCCGACAGCCTTTTCAATCGGGATACACATAGATGAGTTTAAGCACATGACACCGGCGCAGTTAGGATACTGTATAAAAGGACATGAGTTGAAAAGAAAAGAACAGGATAGCGATATGTGGCACTTTGCCGGTACATATGGAATATCTGCCCTTATTTATGCGATAGACCGTTACTTAAATGGTGAAAAGGCAAGGTCGGAGTACATCAAAAAACCAGTTTCAATTTTACTTGAAGAAGAAAGTAAGCCAAAATCAAAAGAAAGTAATGAAGATGTTGCAATGTTTGAAATGCAACAAAGAATCAAAATACTGGAAAAAGAGGGCGGCATATTAAGTCCGTCATAGGTGGTAGCACGCGAATTGCTACCACCTTTATTTTTGCGCTAAAGGTGGTGAGGACGTGGCAGATAATGAACTGGACAGCTTAGAGCTTAAAATACAAGCAAATGCAACACAGGCAAACAATGCGCTTGATAAACTTGTTAAAAATTTAGAGAATTTATCAAGTTCGTTAGGAGTTATCAACAATGCCAATCTTGCGGGATTTGCAAGCGGTGTAAAAAATATTACAAATGCAATGCAGGGGATAAAAAGCGTAAGCACAGCAGATTTTACGCGTTTGTCAAAAGGTATTCAGAAGATTTCAAGCGTTGACACTGCCGCAATAAACAAGGCTTCTACGGCAATGACGTACTTAGGCAAGTCCTTTAATTCCATGCAGGCAACCAATGAAGCAACAAAGCAGATTACGGAACTTGTGACAGGAATCAAGCAGTTAGGATATGCCAGTGCCGCAAAAGCTATTGACAATATACCGAAGCTTTCAAGCGCGATGAAACAGCTTATGCAAGAACTGTCAAAAGCACCACAGGTAAGTCAAAATCTTATTGATATGACTAATGCGCTTGCGAATTTAAGCCGCACAGGGGCTTCAAGCGGCAGAGCGGCGACGTCATTAAGCAAAAACTTTTTAAACGTTTCATCTTCTGCAAATTCGGCAACCAAAAGCAGTTGGTCGTTGGCTTCTGCATTTGGTAAATTATACGCTTCATACTGGCTTGTTTTCAGGGCAATAAATAAACTGGGAGATTCGATTAATATAGCTTCATCACTCACGGAAGTTGAAAATGTTGTACGTACAACTTTTGGAAATTATGAAAACCTTGTAGACGACATGGCAAAAACATCTATACAGGATTTTGGTATGTCAGAACTGTCCGTAAAGCAGTATTCAAGCCGTTTTCAAGCTATGGGCGTCGCTATGGGATTTTCTCAAAAGAAAATGGCCGATATGTCCATTGAACTGACAAAGCTGACGGCCGATATGGCTTCATTTTACGATGTAGAACAGTCAGACGTTGCGAGAAATCTTCAAGCAATTTTCACAGGCGAAACAGAGCCATTAAGAAAATATGGACTTGATTTGACACAAGCAACGTTAAAAGAGTGGGCTTTAAAAAATGGACTTGACGCTAATATCAGTTCCATGACGCAAGCAGAAAAAACCATGTTGCGATACAAATATGTTATGGCAAATACGGTGGCAGCGCAAGGCGACTTTGCAAAAACTGCCGATACATGGCACAATCAAACGGTCATTTTAAAGCAATCATTTCAAGAACTGGCAGGAATTATAGGTACATCGTTGATTAATGCGTTTAAGCCGTTTTTAAGCGGATTAAATTTCGCAATGACACAGGTTATTAATTTCGCTGAAACGGTAACAAATGCCCTAGGTGCAATTTTTGGTTGGAAATTTGAAGTTACAAACAAAGGTATTGCCGATGATTGGTCGGACGCCGCGGACAGCGCCGATGATATAGCAGACAGCACCGGAAACGCCGCTAAAAACGTTGAAAAGCTGAATAAGGGTGTAAGACAGTTTGATGAATTAAAACTGATTACAACACCGGATTCAAGCGGTGGAAATGGCAAAAAGGGTAGCGGTACAGGAGCGGCAAGCGCAGACGGAGCAAGCGGCGGCCTTGTGAAAGTCGATACCATTTGGAAAGACTATAAAAGTCAAATTAAAAATTTACGCGAGTTAGGCGAGTATATAGGCAATACGCTTACAGATACGCTGAATAGCATTGACTGGGACAGCGTGTATGCCGGTGCTAGAAATTTTGGTAAAGGCCTTGCTGATTTCCTCAACGGGCTTATCTCACCGAAATTATTCGGTGCTGTCGGCAGAACTATTGCAGGAGCATTAAATACTGCTGTGTATACGGCTTTATCGTTTGGGGAAACGCTTGACTGGGAAAACTTAGGATTTTCTATTGCAACCGGAATAAATCAATTTTTTGAAACGTTTGATTTTGCTTCAACCGCAAAAGCTATCAATAAGTGGGTTCAAGGCATTTATGACACAATCAAAACAGCTATAAAAAATATCAAATGGTCAAAAGTGCTTGAGGGAATAGCAACATTAATTGGCGATGTTGAACTAAAAACAGTAGCAATCATAATTGGAGCAGTGCTTTTAAAGAAATATTTCAAACTGGAAATTTCTAAAAATATTTTAAAGGGCATTGCAACGTCAATTTCACAGTCAATAGCAAAATCACTTGCGGCAAAAATGGGTGTTGAAATTGCACAAAACGCAGGAATTTCAAAGGCACTTACGGCTGGAATTAAAAAATCAATAGGAAATATTGATTATGGTGGACTATCAAAAACACTTTCGTCTTTAATGTCAACAAAGTTAAAAGCCACAATCGGAATTGCGGGTATTGCAACAGAGTTTTTAACAGTTGCAACTGTCTTTGAAAAAATTGGGGAAGGTGCTAATTTTACAGTCGGTATGTTGGCAAAAGTGGCGGCAGGTGCAGGAGTGGCGGCGGCGGCTTTAAAGCTAATTGGATTATCTACACCGTGGACAGCGGCTATCGTTGGTATTACAGGTGTGGTTGCGGCTATCGCAGGAATCGGCATTGGTGCGGCAAAAGCAGAAAAAGAGATAAAAGATTCATCTATAAATATAAGCGATACAGTAAAACAGACAGCGGAAAACTTAAATTCAACAATACAGTCATCTAAAGACCAGCTTAACAGTGTAGGTGATACTTATGCAGGCGTTAAAAGCGTTGCAGATAAATACTTTGAATTGGCAGATAATTTTGACAATTTAACAGATTCGCAAAAAGAAATGCTTATTGCATACGCAAATTACATTGTCGAACAGTGTCCAGAATTGGCAGATTCGATTGATACGGTAACTGGCGAATTTAAAGGACAAAAAGATGAAGTTTACAATACAATTTCTGCACTTGAAGCTTATGCCAAAGCGGCGGCAATGCAAGATGTATTAAAGGATTTGTACAAACAACAATTTGACATCGGAAACCAATTAAAAGAAAACAATGAAAAAATTAATGAAGCAGATAAAATCATCTACGATTACGTCAAAAACCTCACCGGGATGTCTAAACAGGCATTTGATTCAACATATGAAATCAGTGGATTGGGTGACGCATTTGATGTTTTAACGGAAATACTTGATAAAACAAAAGAACGCACTAACGGTTTCAAAAAGACATCAGAAGATTTGCGTAATGAACTGGGACTTAATCGCAAAGAAGTTTACGAATTAACAAATAACAGCGTAATATTAGAAAATAGTTATGCAAAGGCTACAAATGCAATAGATGACGCCGCAACAGAAGCGGCAGTATGCAGAAATGAATACAACAAGCTTACACAACAGCAGAACGACACTGCGGACAGTTCTGATAATTTGCGGGATACAATGCAACAAAACAATGAGCAAATAAGAGAATCCGTGCAACAGTCAATGTATGACATTGAAAAAAATGTAGCAGAAAAGTCAGGCGAATCTACAGAAGATATTTCAAATTTTTACAACAAAGCAAGTGAAACCTTTAGCAGATTGGGTGTTGTAGGAACAGATGGCGGTACAAAGCTGTATAACGGATTTACGACCACAACAAGCGGATTGCCGGGATACAATAGCGCAATATTCGACAATATTCAACAAACGGCTATTTCAAAGGCACTTGATACCGGCTTAAAAGCGGGTGAAAACCTTGTTGATTCGTACAAGAAAAATATTGACGGTGTACCGAACACAACGGCAGTTGCTTTCCTGTCAATTATAGACGCAGTAAACGCAGGAGAAATCGGTTCAGACGTTGGTGCTGACCTCATGAATAACTTAGCAGATACGATAAGCAGTAAAGCATGGGAAGTCCATGACGCATTAACAAACGCTATTCAAAATAGTTACAAAATGGAACTGGAAAGCGATGATAATTATAGCGCAGGCGACCCATTGAAAAGTGGATTTGCTAAAATTCGTATTAAAGGGTATGCTGACGGCGGTTATCTTCCACAAAAATATAGCATTGTCATGGCGGGTGAAAACGGAATACCGGAAATTGCCGGAACGGTCGGCGGCAAGTCGGCAGTAGCGGGCGGCGCAGAAATTACGGGTATTAAAGATTCCATTTACGATACGTCACAGCAAGAGATAGCATTGCTTAGACAGCAGAACCAGTTGTTACAAGGAATACTCAACAAGGACTTGAGTATAAGCCAAAACGACATCGGAAGCAGTGCAAGAAAATACGCAAGAGAATATTTTAAAAGAACTGGCAAACCGGCATTTGATTATTAATGCATGTACAATAGATGATAATTAATCTATTATAATACGTGACAACTTGCTTTGCGGCGGAATCTATTTTATGTAGGTTTCGCCTTTTGCCATTTCTTTAGCACATATCGAATGCCGGTATGTGCTTTTTTGTTACCAATTTTTAAAAATGTGAGGTGCAGGCATGGCGTACAACGGCTTTTTGATTAAAATTGGAGATTATACGATACCGGACGGATTAATCAAGGCAGATTCCTACAGCGCATACGCAAATATGCAGGACATTGACGATTACACGGACGCAAACGGATACGAGCATAGAAACGCTGTTGAATTAAAGGCATTAAAGGTTGAATTTGAAACCAAGGCAATGCTTACAAATGAAACATTTGAAGTGCTGATGAGCAATATTCGCAACAATTTTACAAATTCGCAGGAGCGTGGCTGTTATATTACAGCCTATATCCCGGAATATGATGATTATGTTACGCAGTATGGCTATATGGCTGATTTTCAGCCTACGATTTACAGCACATACGGAAATGTAATTCGATACGATTCAATCAGACTTGCCTTTGTTGGAGGTGTTTACGGTGGTTAATTATCAATACGCAGAATTATTTAAAAAAGATAGCATAGATAAGCAGTTGACGATTGAAACGGACGATAAAACGACAAAAATTACAAATGTTGAACTACATCAAGAACAGTTTGAATTGACAGAAAGCATTTGCTCGGAATCTGAATTGACAATCGGAAGTTGTGAAGCGGCGGTGCTTAAATTTACTGTATCAAACATTTTTCTGCCGATGAAAGACAAAATGATAACAATTAAAACGGTAATTGATAATAACACTGCAAATCCGTTTCAAATTGGCAGATATAAAGTATACTCTGACACACCAACGGCAGATAGAACAAAGCGTGATATTGTAGCTTATGACAGGCTGTATGACGTGATAAACGCAGATGTGGCGGAATGGTACAATACGTTATTGCCGGAAAAAGACAGCACGACGACAATGAAAGCTTTTCGGGATAGCTTTTTTGGGTATTTTGGGATTGAGCAGGCGGACGCACAGCTTGTAAATGATGATATGAAAGTCGAAAAGACGGTTGAGCCGGAAGAGTTAAGCGGTGCAACTGTGCTGAATTGTATTTGTGAAATTAACGGCTGTTTCGGACACATTGGACGTGACAGCAAATTCCATTACATTTACCTTGAACAGGAAATACAGGGATTATATCCAAGAAACAACCTGTATCCGGCAGATGATTTGTACCCGCGTGAGCCGAAAAGCACGAGAATAAGCAAAAGTCTGTATATATCGGCGCAATACGAAGATTTCCTCGTGAAAACTATTGATAAACTGCAAATCCGGAAAGAAGAAGACGATATCGGAGTAATTGTCGGAAGCGGCACAAATGCCTATGTTATACAGGATAATTTTCTTGTTTACGGCAAAGGCAGTGAAGAACTGACGGGAATCGCAAATAACATTTACGGAAAAATCCGGGGAATTATTTACAGACCGTTTTCTGCGGACTGCAAAGGAAACCCATGTATTGAAGTAGGTGACGCGGTTCGTCTGCCAACAAAATATGAAATCATTGAAAGCTACGTGTTAAAACGTACACTAAAGGGCATACAGGCACTTAGGGACAACTATGAAGCAACGGGTGAAGAATACCGTTCTACACAGGTAAATAGCGTGCATAAAAGCATTATACAGCTTAAAGGAAAGACCAACGTGCTGACACGGACAATCGAGGAAACCAACAGTAAGATTACGGACGTTGAAAGCGGATTAAGTTCTGAAATTAAGCAGACAGCAACGGATATAAGGGCAGAAGTTAAAAACACGGCTGACGGCTTGTCAAGCAGTATTGAGCAGACTGCTGAAAGTATTACTTCCGAAGTTAAACGAGCAAAGCAAAGTGAAGAAGAATTGTCTTCTAAAATTACACAGACGGCTGAATCAATCACATCAGAAGTTGGCAAAAAATATGAAACAAAAGAAAACGCTACGAACACAAAAACAGAGCTACAAACCTCAATAAGGCAGACGGCAGACGGATTTACGGCAGAGTTATCAAAACAGGTAACGGAAACTAAACAATATGCTGAATCTGCCGCTGAAACGGCTGAAAGTAATGCAAAACAGGACACGGCAGATAAGTTAAAGGATTACAGCACAACAACGGAAATGAATACCCGAATCAATGCCACAGCAGAGGGAATTTCGGCAGAGGTAACCCGAAAACTGCAAAGCTACAGCACTACTGAACAGATGAATAGTGCAATAAGGCAGACGGCGGATAGCATTAATACAGAAGTATCAAAAAAAGTAAATGGCGATGAAATTATTTCAAAAATTAACCAATCTGCCGAAAACGTTTCGATTGAAGCAAACAAAATCAATCTGAACGGCGCTGTGACGGCTAATCAGAATTTTAAAATCGGTTTGGACGGCAGTATGGAAGCGTTATCTGGACTAATCGGAGAATGGCAGATATTTGACGGATATTTGCGGTATGTTTTAGGAGAAAATGCACAGGCACTTTTAAAACCGGACGAATTGCTTATTAGTAGAAGTGCCGGGGCAAACTTTCACGCATATCCGGGATTGTTGTATATGCAATCTGATGACGGAGAACGAAGCATCTCTATTGATTGCAATGACGGAAGCATTAATTTGGGCGGAAGCTGGACAACTCCGTGGGGCGACATAGAAGGATAGAAAGGAGCAGGCATGAATAAAACGTATGGTCGTATAAATTGGGAAAATTATCCGAGTGATGAAACACCGCTGAATGAAAGTAATCTGAATAAAATAGATGTAGCTACAGATGAAATTGACAATAGGGTAATTACACTGGACACTACCAAAGCGACTAAGGAAGAAGTTTCAACACTGGTGCAGGACGTTACATTTGAAGAAAAGACAGGCATTATTACTATTACTAAAAAAAATGGCTCAAAAATAACGATTGACACGCAGATGGAAAAAATCGCGGTAAATTTTTCATACAATGCCGAAACACAGCAGATTATTTTAACGCTTATTGACGGTACAAAGCAATATATAGACCTGGCAGCACTGATTACACAGTATGAGTTTTTGGACAGTGACACGGTGGCATTTTCGATTGACAGCGCTGGAAAAGTGTCTGCAATCGTAAAAGAAGCGAGTATACAGGAAAAACACTTACGACCTAATTATCTTGCAGATATTAAAGTTGAAGTTGCAAAAGCACAGGCAAGCCAGTCGGCGGCGGCAAAATCTGAAAGCAATGCAAAGGCAAGTGAAACAGCGGCGGCAACCAGCGAATCCAATGCGGCGGCGAGTGCTACAAAAGCACAGAGTTATGCTACTGGCGGTACAAACAGCCGCACAGGCGAAGATACGGACAATGCAAAGTATTATAGCCAACAGTCGGCACAGAGCCAATCGGCGGCGGCAACAAGCGCAGATACGGCAAGTACGAAAGCAGAAGAAGCGGCGGCAAACGCGGCAACAGCTAAAACAAGTGCCGATAATGCCGCAGGAAGCGCAAATTTAGCAAATGAAAAAGCAAATAGTGCTGCAAATAGCGCAACCATCGCAGTTTCAAATTCCAATGCGGCACAGCAGTACGCTTCCAATGCGGCGGCAAGTGCGGACACAGCACAAAACTATGCCGTAGCAGATACAGACAGCGCAAAATACTATTACGAGCAGGCAAGACGGATTTCTGAATCGTTTTCGGGCGCATTAAGACCGATGGGAACGGTTGCATTTGCAAATCTTCCGGCACTGTCAGAGGCGGACGGCGGAAGCATGTATAACATTTCGGACCAGTTTACAACGACTGCTGAATTTAAAGAAGGAGCGGGAAATACTATTCCAGCAGGCGCAAACGTATATAAGACAGAGGACGGAAAGTGGGATGTCCTCGCGGGAACACCTGTAACAGGCGTAAAAGGCAGTGCAGAAAGTGCGTATAGGCGGGGCAATGTTAATATAACAGCGGAAAATGTAGGTGCGGTACCGGCAGGCGGCAATGCAGGAAGTGCGACAACAGTCCAAGATTACAACGATACATCCAAGAAAATCAAAGTCGGTTGGGTAGGGAATTCATTATCCCAAGACCAGATTCTAGGTGTGGCTTGCTATGCTAGTGGAGATGACGATACCGTAAAAGCCAAAATCAAAGACGTGTCAAAAGCTACGTTTAAAAACTGGTTGGGGGCAAATGATTATATACCTATAAACGGCACTACAAGCCTCGCAGGCAGTATTATCCCGAATGAAGACGTTGCTATGGATTTAGGAGATGAAACGCACAGATTCACGAATGTCCATTCAAGTAACATTACTACAGGTGCAATATACATGGAACATGATTCCAATGCCATTTACGAAACCGGTAACGATTCCGCAAATGGTAATGGTGGAGGACTTAATAATTTGGTAATTAGGTCGTGGTGGGGGGTATCGTTTACTTCTCCCGCTGCCGCCGGTCAGTATGGCGGCAAAAATAAAACCGCCGTGGGAATCGATTGTCGAGAAGGCATTGTTAAAGCGTATAATTTTGCAGGCTTAATAAATGGGCATACTGTCAATTCAGACGTACCGACAGACGCAAAATTTACGGATACAAAAGGCAGATATATTGGCACTACCGTAACAAAGCCACAAGATAAAACAGAAATGTATATCACATATCTTTCAAGCGGCTATATTGTAATGGCAGGAAAGACAGCAAGCAAAAGCTACGCGATGAAGACACAATATGGAAATGCGTTTTGGGCGCCGTTCACAATTTATTTGCCGCCTAATATTGTAAAAAATATTGACAGCGTGAATATTACTCCATTTGCAGAAACAGGGCTGATAAGCGCAAGCATAAACGGTTACACCAGCGAACAGATAACGGGATTTGTTTGGTCGCCGCAAAACGAAACTAAAAGCATATCATTTCATGTTACCGTGCATGGAAGGGCATAAGGTAGGTGATTGGTATATATAACGACAGCAGTTAAAGACACGAAAGTGTCTTATTTTTTTACCCTAAAACACAATAAAAATTATATTTAGCCGCAGAATAGCGGCAGAAAGAGGTTCATATGAGCAGATATTCAGTAATTGATGTAAGTAAGCATAACGGAGTTATCGACTGGGATACCACAAAGGAAAATGTTGACGGTGTAATTATTCGTGTCGGTCACGGCAATGACAGCACATCACAGGACGACCCGCAGGCAATCCGTAACATGGAAGAATGTGAAAGACTGGGCATTCCGTATGGCGTGTATCTGTACTCTTATGCGTTAAATAATGCCGAAGCAGAAAGCGCACTGCGCATGGTAGAGGGCTACAATCCGGTGTTGGGTGTATGGTTCGACATGGAAGACGCGGACAGCTATAAAGAAAAGCACAACTTCAACCCATACGATAACAGACAGGAAATTACTGATTTTTGTAAGATTTTCTGCGACAGAGTATCCGAAGCAGGATACAAGACTGGTGTTTATGCGAGCAAGAATTACTGGGATTCAGTAATCTATGCAGACCAGTTATCTGACTACGAAGTATGGCTTTCGCACTGGGGAATTTCAGAGCCGTCAATGGATTGTCTGTTATGGCAGTATACATCAGACGGTGAAGTTGCCGGTGTACCATCAAGCAGGGTCGATATGAATTACTGGTACGGCGAGTTGCCGGAAGTTGGCGACAGTGATTCTGATAGCAATTCGGGCGACTGCGGAGGTGATGAAGACGACACAGAGGACAGTGGATACAGCTATTCTGTAGGCGATACCGTAAACTACGATACAGTCTATGTGTCTTCAACATCGGAAGAAGCATTAAAGCCTACCTATACGACCGGCACAATTACGCGGATTGTTGACGGTGCGAGAAACCCATATCTGATTGATGATGGCGCAGGCTGGATTAATGATGATTGCATTACTGGCGGCGGCAGTGATGATTCTGACGATTCAGAAGAAAGTTCGGATTGCGGCGGCATTTCTGTAGGCGATACCGTCCGTTTCAACGGCGATACTGACTACAATGGCACGGCAATTAAGACATGGCACAATGACAGCGGCTATGAAGTCACACAGCTTGACGGTGATAGAGCAGTCCTTAGCTTCAACGGTTCTGTATTTGCGGCAGTCAATGTCGGCGATTGCGAATTAATCTAAGCATAAAAATACCGGGAGTGTAATACTCCCGGTGATATTTTAATTATTATCATGCAAATCAATCATAACAGCTTCAACTTGTGGAATTGTTATCGGTTTATTCAATGTAGATGTATATGAATACTGACCGACATAACCACCATAAATGGTAATTCTATCATTTTCAAGTAGTTTACCGTCAATTACATCATTTGCATAAACAACAAGCAACACATGATTATAGTCATCATCTACAGCCATTCTTATAGCGGTATAATTGCTATCAACCGCACCAATCATCTGTATAACTTTTCCGTCAAATTTCACAGGTTTATCAATATTTTTGTCCGGGTATCTTGCAAGAGTTTCGTATGTAATATCTTCGGTGTATGTCATTCTATCCCTTGATAACAGCGTTTCTTTTTCTGTAGGGGCTTCTGTTTCAGTTTGCGCTTCCGTGACGGCTTCTGTACTGCTTGCGGCGGCGGAATTATTCGCAGTTGAATTTTGGCAAGCTACAAGCCCTAAAAGGCATACCGGCATTAATAAGCATAATAATTTCTTTTTCATAAAAATTCTCCTTTTTATTTTTTGATAATAATAGCACATAATTTAAGATTTGTCGAACCAATAGTAAATTTGTACTATACGTGTTGTTAATTTGATATTTTTTGACATAATACCCCATAAAATGTAGACAATTTTAGAGTAAATGTCGTTTTTTGCGTTTTAATTTGTTTGTGTAAAACTGGTAATTTATGTAAAATTAAATTGTCCAAAAGATTGGGCAATTCAAGTTCCGGCGGGCGGTTGCGCTATTTGGCATTGCGCCGCCGCCCCTTTACATAACCTTAATTTACATCAGCGACCTTTGTTCCAATCTTGGCGGAAACAAACATTTGTTCTATAATGTTTGTATCGCTACTTTATGTTTTGTGCCGGGGAATACGGAGGGTAAATTATGTGTAAAAAAGATAACACTGAAAATGTTTTCTACAGAAATGAGATTTTTAAATTAATAAATAAATGTGATAATACGCATTGGCTTAAAGTTATATATGCGTACATAAAAAGATTACTTAAATAAAATTGCCGGGATAGCATAATGTGTTATCCCGGCTTCTTTTATTTGTTTTCAATCATTGAATCGACAAGCTTCTCTAAACTGTCCCAGTCTTTTTCGTTCAATTTTCTAAGTGCCGCAATAAGTCTGTACTTAAAACTTTTTTCACCAGCGGCTTGAATGTCTGCAAGCATTTCAGCAATTTCTTCATCTTTGCTTTTTTTAATATAGGGTTCGCCTTTTCCTGTGCGTAGCCAAAACTCGTTTACATTAAATTCCTTGCAAATCAAAGCTATTGCCGAATCACTAGGAACGCTTCTACCCATTTCATACGTTGCAACAGTATTTCTTTTGACTTTTATTTTGTCAGCAAATTCCTGTTGTGTTAAATGAAAATGATTTCGGACTTCTTTAATTCTATTGTTCAATTCCTTTTTTCCTCCTTTCTAAAAAGTAATATATCATACTTTGTTGAAAAAATCAACAAAAAGTTCTTGACAAAAGTTTTACACCGACATATAATTGTTTTACAATCAACAAATGGAAGCGAGGTGAGAACATGAGTGAAAAAGAAAAAGAAATTGTTGAAAAATTAAAAGATACTATTCCAAAGATGTCGGATTACCAAAAAGGTTATTTACTTGGAATGGTGGAAACTATGGCAGATAAGCCTAAAAACAAGGACGAAACAGGAGTAGGAGATGGAGAGTAAAAAAGAACACGTTTTAGAAATCCTCTGTCAGCAGATGGAGCTGTTGGCAGAGGAAAGTAAGAAAGTTAAACCTAACGATAGAGGGTACAAACCTAGTTTGGTTGAACTTTCATCAGCTATTTGTCGAATAGCTGATTCTTTTGGGTATCTTTTAAATACTGAAAAGCCAAAGGAAGAACACTGATATCACCTGTGCTTTGAGCAATGCAGGTAATAGAACATAACCCTTTATCGGCTATGTACCATTCACATTCAGAGCCATAGCACTCTTTGAATGAATTTTGTGGACATTTAGCCATAGACATTCACCTCTTTCCTTTAATAAAGATAAGAGGATTATATCACAGAAAGGAGAAGAAATGGCAGATACAAATTTACAGGTTTTTAATTCAGAAGAATTTGGGAATGTAAGAACAGTGATTGTGGACAATGAGCCAATGTTTTGCTTGGCTGATGTTTGCAGGGCATTGGAAATTACAAATGTAGGAAATGTCAAACAGAGGTTATCTGAAAAGGGTATCCATACTGTGGACACCCTTACAAATGGTGGAACACAGAAAATGGTTTACATTAACGAACCAAACCTGTATAAAACAATCTTTCAGAGCCGCAAGGCAAGTGCTGAAAGATTTACAGATTGGGTTACATCAGAGGTACTTCCGTCAATCAGAAAAACTGGAAGCTACAATATGAATATGACTGATGAGGAAAAAATTCAGCTTATTGCTAAGGGCAATGTGAAGCTGAATGAAAGAATCGACAAGGTTGAGGATAAAATATCTTCCCTTGAAAATGATATGCCGCTGTACGGCTGTGAAATAGACGAAGTTCAGAAGCATATCAAAAGGAAAGTAGTTGATGTGCTTGGCGGCAAGAACACCAGCGCATACAAAGACAGTAGCGTGAGGAGTTCGGTATTTGCGGACATATACCGGCAGTTGAAACGCGAATACGGGTGTGTTTCGACATACAAGAGTATAAAACGCAAATACATTGCAGATGTACATGATTTTATTGATTGCTATTTGCCGCCGACCGTGCTTTCAGAACAGATTGAAAATTCCAATGCACAGATGTGCATGAGTTTTTAGAAAGGGGTATGAAATGTATATTAATCCATTTGCGGCAGGAGTAATTTTCACAATCCTCGTTGAAATTGGGCTTGCGTTGGTTTACTCATGGAGTAACGGAAAGGATAAAAAATGAAACAGCCAAAGAAGCTTACAAGGCAACAGAAAGAAGCGTGTTCTGCACATCACTTAAATGCGGAACATTGGCTTTTGGTTGAAGAAACAGAGTTTTATTTAAAACTTATTAATAAGGAAACCGGAAGCCGGAAAACGATTGACAAATTCACAAAGACTAATAAAGGGAGAAAAAGATGAACAAAGAAAAGGTAACAGTACAGGATTGCGTAGAAATGCAGGAAATGAAAAATCAGTCAGTCGTTTTGAATGACGGCAAGGTTGTAGGATTTGAGGAAAATCCGAAGCCTAAAAAGGTCCTGTGGTTTTCACGTCACAAAATGACAGAGCCACAGTTAGCCGCACTGGGGAACGTTGAAATTGCGCAGATTGACAGGTCTATCGAATCGGCATTTGAGTTGCAGGAAGAAATCAACGACTGCGACATTATCGCCATTGTCGCACCTATCGGATTGCAGGCACAGTTTTTAAGAGTTGCAGGCGACAAGCCAGTAATTGTAGCGCTTAATAACAGAGTGCTTGTACCACAGGAAGACGGAACGGAAGCTAAGGCAGTGTTTAATTTCGTTAAATGGGAAAGACTTGTCAAAATTGATGTCGTAAAAGAAGATTTTAATAATTAAAAGAAAAGAGGACAAAGAAATGAACAAAATTGAAATAAGTGGGAAAGTAACAAAAGAGCCGGTTTTCTCACACGAAAACCATGGTGAGAAATTTTATTCAACACAGATTACAAGTGTGAGAACGAGTGGTGTGCCGGACACACTCAACGTTACATTTTCAGAAATCTTCCTTAAAAATATTAAGGAAGATGAACAGGTTGAAATTTTTGGAGAAATCCGAACAATGAACTATGACGGTCACTGTCACATCTTTGTATTCGCAAAAGACGTTACAGAGTATCCGGGAAAAGACGGAAATTTTGCGGAACTGGACGGATATATCTGTCGTGAACCAATTTTCCGTGAAACGCCGCTGAATAGAAAGATTACTGACTTACTGGTAGCAAGTAACCGGAAGTATGGAAAATCAGATTACATTCCTTGCGTTGCATGGGGAAGAAAAGCTGTTAAGGCAGGGCTTATGAATGTTGGTGCAAAAATATCTTGTACCGGCAGATTACAAAGCCGTGAATATTTGAAAAGGTATGAAGACGGCACAGAAGAAATCAAGACAGCCTACGAATTGTCAATCAATAATTTACAGGAGGGGGATTCCGAAAATGGCGAAGATTAAGATTTCGAAGAAACGGTATGAAGCACTTTTGGACACAGAAACAAGAGTTCAAGTGCTTTTGAGCAAAACAAAAGCGGATAAGTACATATCACTGGTGGACATGTACAGAATTTTGGGAAATGAGTTTGAAGCCCAAAAAATTGAAAAAGAAAGGGACAAGGTGGAATGGGATGAAGATTAAGCTGTTAAAAATTATATTAGAAAATTTCATGTGTTATGCACATGAAGAATTTGATTTCTTTGATTTAACAAAAATCGCCGCAATGAACGGCAAAGGAAAATCCAGTATTGCTACGGCATACAACTGGTGTTTGTTTAACTGTGATTATGAATTAAAAGATAATCCGGTTGTGCGCCGGGAAGTAGGTGGAAAGTCCGTTGATGATATGGATACAAGCGTTGAATTGGCGCTTGATGTTGACGGAAAAGAAGTAACTATGAAAAAAGTACAAAAACGTACTTATAGTAAGGACAGAAGCAGTTATAAAGATGATAACAAGTATTTCATCAATGATGTGCCTAAGACCTTAAAGGACTTCAACGCATATCTTGAAGTGGATATGAACGTGTTTAAGATGTGCAGTAATATCAATGGCTTCCTTAATCAGAAGCCAGCAGACATGAGAGAATATTTATTTGATTTAGTAGAGGACGTTTCTGATATTGATGTAGCACGCCAGCAGACCGAATTAGCCGAGTTAGTTCCATTGTTAGGCAAATATGCGGCAGAGGAATTATTGGCTATGAATAAGGCTACCAAGACCAAAATTACAAAGGATTTGCCTATTCTTGACGGACAGATTAAGGAAAAGGAAAGAGATATTCAGATTAAGTCTGATATTGATACATCTGACCTTGAATTGCTCAAAAACAGCCTTAAAGAACAGATTGCTGGTTGCATTGCAAAACAGACTGACAATGACAAGCTGATGGCTGAATATGACAAGGCAAGTGCCGACATTATCAATCTTAAATTTGAATTGAATGACATGAGCCGCAAGGCAAATGAGGAAAACTTCAAACAGAGAAGACGGATTGATGATGAAATCGTTGACGTTAAGCGTAAGATTGATGAAATTTCAAGAAGTATTAAAACAGCTAATGATGAAATTGAAAAAGCCAATGCAGTTATCGGCAGATACACGCTTGAATTGCAGGAAGCTAGGGGAACGTGGACGAAATTACATGAAATGCAGTTTGACGAAAATGAAAAAATTTGTCAGATGTGCGGACAGGAGTTGCCGGCAGACAAAGTTGAATTGCTTATTAAAAACTTTGAATCTAAAAAGGCTTCGGCACTCGAAAGCGAAGCTGAAAGGGGCAACAAGATTAAATTTCTTGTGGATTCAGAAAGAGAATCTGTTGCTAAATTGAATGAAGAAATTGCTACACACGAATCCGAAAAAAAAGAACAGGAAGCGAAGTTAAAAGACCTTGAAAGCCAATTAGCGGCATTTCCAGTTGAAATTGATGTGACAGGAACAGATGAATACAAGGCACTCGAACAGCAGATAGTTGAAAAGGAAGAAGCTATGCACAAGGCTAATGACATTTCAGCGGTTAAGTCTGAATTAAAGGCGCAGGAAACGGATTTAAGACGGCAGTTGTCTGACTGTGAGAATCAAATTGCCAAATCTGATACTGCCGCAGATGAACAGCGACTTGAAGAATTGAAGAAAACAAGGCTTGATTCTGAACAGAACAAGGCAAACGCAGAAAAGATACTCGCCTTGCTTGAAGAACTGGACAAAGCAAAGAATGAAATTCTGTCAGAAGCTATTAACTGCCATTTTGAATTAGTTGAATGGCAGTTGTTTGAACTGGCTAAGAATGGAAATTACAAATCAGTTTGCATTCCGAAAATTGACGGCAAGTCGATTCTTACGACCGTGTCAAACAAGGGCAACCGAATTTTGGGTAGAGTTGATATTTGCAAGTCAATTCAGAAAATTAGCAGTATTAGCTGTCCGATTTTCCTAGACGACAGTGAAAGCCTATCAACCGACAATCAGAAACGGGTAGCAGGCATGGTTGACAGCCAGTTGATTATGCTGATTGTGAATGACAGCGATAGATTGGAAATTGTGGAGGTATAACATGAATTTATATGTTTACACATTAAATACTTTTTTTAGCAATAGACCAAAAGGAATACATATAGAAAAGGTTGAAGCACGAGAAACTCCAAAAACATATATGTGTGATTCATATGGTACAGGGTATACCAGCCGTATAAGAAAGCAGGATATAGGGCTGATTATTAACGGCAGAATAATCTTGACAGAACCTAACTTTGAATATGCAAAAAATAAATTCAAGGAAATGGGCGAAGCAACGATTAGACTGCAAAAAGAAAGATTAGAAAACGCCGAAAATGTATTGAGAATTATCAATGAAAGTGAGGAAAATTAAATGAGTAGAGAATTGGAACTTGCTAGAGAACTTGTGAGAAAGTTAGAAGAAGCAGAAAAGACTAATAAGGTGCAGTTATCAGAATTACAGCCAGGAGAAACGTTTAAAATCGGAGAACATGATTTTATCGTTCTTGAGCAAAACGGTTGTAGTGGCACGACAAATGTAATATCTAAAAGCTTTATGGCAAAGGGTATTGTTTTTGACAGCAATACAAGAGATTACAGCAAGTCAAATCTCAAGAAAGTTATCGAGAGCGATATACAGCCTATTATTGAAGCCGAGTTAGGAGCAGATAACCTTGTTGAACATATAGTTGATTTGGCTTCTGTTGATATGCAACATGAATTTGAACCATGTACTTGTAAAGTCAGACCCATTACGTTTGACGAAGCAAGAAAGTATAACAATTTGCTTGTTAATAAAGGATTGGACGATTGGTGGTGGACATGTACGCCTTGGAGTACAGCTGATAGGGGTTGGAAACGTACTGTAGCCGTTGTTTCGCCGTCCGGCAATTTCAACGACTACTACTGTATCGGCAGCAACGGTGTTCGCCCGTTCTGTATCTTAAAATCTAATATCTTTGTATCAAAAGGAGAATGATTATGACATTGACAATGAAAAGTTTGCAGGAGCAGATTAATGAATTAAGAAATGAAGTCGCTGTTTTAAAAGCAGTTGAAAATACGAGGAAGATTCCTACCGGGTTAAGTGTGGGAAATACATTTAAACTTGCTGGGCTTACATGGACAATCCTTGATATTACAGATAAAGGATATATGTGCCTTGCTGACAGATTAGAGGATTCAATGAAATTTGATAGTGAATCAAATAATTGGGTTGGAAGTCAGTTGAGAGAATATCTCAACACAAAATTTATCGAAAAGATTACTAATGAAATAGGAGAAGAAAATATTATTGCATTTAACCGCAATCTTCTTTCGCTTGACGGTCAAGATGAATACGGAAACCGCAAAGACACGGTATCTTTATTGACCGTAGATGACTACCGCAAGTACAGAAGATTTATCCCGAATACTGACGATTGGTGGTGGCTTGCAACACCATGGAGCACAGAGCGTAATGACTGTGAATATTCCGTTGCCGTCGTTTCGCCGTCCGGCTGTATCTGCAGCAGCATCTGTTACTGCTACTACGGTGTTCGCCCGTTTTGTATCTTTTCATCTGAACTCTTTGAATCAGAGGATTAGTAAATGACAGAAACAGATTTAAAAGTCATTTTAAAAGCAAAAGAACTGGCAGAACATACTTTGCGAATAACTTCAAATTGTAACCGATACCCGAAAAATACAGATTTATATGTAAAAGAATTATTAGAAAGAGAGGAATAGAGATTATGGCAGAGAATACAACAGTCGCAGAGAAGAAAGCGTTTACCACTTCATTGAGCGAATGGAGTAACGCAATGACAGGACTTATCATTGAAGATTACAAGTCTTGCGGCATGGAAATGGACGATTATGCTAAAGAGTGCGCCATGGAAGCTATGACAAGCATATTTAATCTTGTTAAGAGTGACCCTAAGATTAATATGGGAAATCTTGATACAAGTAATTTAAGGGGCATTGTTAAGCGTTGCGCAAGCCTTAAATTAAATGCTAGTGCATATCCAAGAGAGTGTTACTTCCAGTTAAGAAATATAAAGGTGGGAACTGACCCGCAGACAGGCAAGGATATATGGCAGAAACAGGTTGAAATGGGAATCGAGGGTACAGGCTATGACTCTTTGCTCGCCAACTATGGAAAAGATGTTAAACAGGTATATCCGTACTGGGTAATTAAGGAGGGAGATAAGTACATACCGCCTAAGCACAAGGGACTTACAATTACAGAACCGGAGTGGGAGGAAAATGGGCAGTCTGATAAAGCAGTAAGAGTTGTTTATCCTGTTAAATTGGCAGACGGAACAGTTACGTATCTTTCTGCTGACAGAGACAGCGTTAAGGTAAATCTTTTAGCTCATGTTAAGCAAAACATAATGAATGAGACTTTTGGCATTTGTGAGGATAGATACCACGCAACACCAAAGCAGAAAGCCGAAATTAAGGCTAAGAAAGACGAGATACTTAATGCTTTAAGAGCGTGCAAGACAGTAGATGAAATGCTTGAATGTGAGCTTGCAAGGCCTTTTATAAGCGGTGCTTGGCTTGATACTCCAGAGAGTATGATACAGAGAAAAATGTGTAACAATGCGACAAGAAAATACCCAAAGAATTACGACCCAATGGCACGGCAGGCACAGGTTGAAATGGACGAAGTATATCAAGCCGCACAGGCTGAAATTGCTGAAAATGCTAATAGAATTGCTTTTGAAGAACCGGACATTGTTGACAGCACAGCCACGGAAGTAACCGAAGAACAGGCAGAAGATAGTACGCTTCCGCCGTTTATGCAGGAATAGGAGAAAATATGGAAGATAGATATTTATTTAAAACAAAGCAAAAAGATACCAACGAATGGGCTATCGGAAATTTGATTCACACTTTTACTGGCACGCCTTATATCGTTACAGAATACGACCACATATTGAATTTTATTACTATCGATGAAGTTGACGAACGTACAGTATGCCAATGTACAGGACTAAAAGATAAAAACGGCAAGCTGATTTGGGAGAACGATATTGTGGAACTCTTAGGACATAGAGGAGTTATTAAGTATGCGTGTGGAGGTTTTGGTATTGGGTATCGAAAAAATATTGATTGGGAAGAACTACAAGACAATATTATGCGTGTTACAGGATGCGAAAACATTTTATATGCTTGCGAAAACGATAATTATATATCATTGTGGGAAATTTATTGGAATTTTAATGATGAGGATGATTTGATAGACACAGTAGAGGTTATCGGCAATATTTTTGACAATAAAGATTTATTAGAAAAGGAGTTTTGAATGAGAGTAATATCACAGGACGGAATAATAGATGTTCCTTATGAAATGGCAGTTGTTTATGTTGAATGCGAAAGTGTTATTGCCAAAGTTGGTGATAAAAGATATGTAATGGGTAGTTATTCAACAGAAAAAAAGGCAGTTAAGGCTATGGAAATGTTGAGGGAGCATAATGAGGGTGTCATTTTTCTCAAAACAATAATAAATACCGAAAAAGGTACTCCGTTCGTAAGTGGTTTGTCGAAAACTGATTTTAACAAGCTGACGCAGAATTATTTTCAGTTTCCACAGGATAATGAAATCGAGGTGTGAGTATGAGATTAAAATGCTTAGGCTCATCGTCAGCCGGAAATTGCTATCTGCTAACTTCCGACAGTGGAGAAACACTTATCCTTGATTGTGGAATACCGATTAAGGAAATCAAGAAAGGCTTGGATTGGAACATAAGAAATGTGGTTGGCTGCATAGTCAGCCACGTTCATTCAGACCACAGCAAGTCAGTAAAGGATTTTAAAGCTATGGGAATACCAGTATTTGCCCCATACATAAGCGAAAAACCTATGAAAATTGGTAATGGAGATTTTAGAGTACAGGCATTTGACCTAACAACGATAGACGGAAGTTGGACACACACAAACGCAGACGGTAGCGAATGCCCTTGCTTCGGATTTTTAATCACTCACCCGGAAATGGGAAAAATGCTTTACATCACTGACACAGAATTGATTAAGTGGAAGTTTAAGGGCATAAATCACATTTTACTCGGTGTGAACTACGACAAGGATTTAATCGGCGGGGATAACGCAGGCAAAGCTAATCACGTTTTCAGAGGTCACTTATCCATTGACACGGCTTGCGATTTTGTCAAAGCGAATTATTCAGATAGCTTGCAGAACGTCATAATGTGCCATTTATCGAGAGAAAATTCCGACAAGGACTTATTTATCGAAAAGATGAAAAAAGTTGCTTGTAGGGTAAATGTGAGTGTTGCAGGAGCCAATAAAGAATGGATTCTAAAAAATCCGAATGAATGTCCGTTTTAGAAAGGAGTAAACAAGCATGAAAGTCAAAGAATTAAGCAGATACAATCCTAACGCAGAGATTGAATGTACATATAACAATGACACATTCAGCATTAATGAAATTGTGGATAAAACATTTGCAACATTTTATCCTACGGTACTTATAGGGCTTGAAAATCAAAATTTGAAAGGAAACTAGAAGATGATTAAAGGCAGAAAAGTCTATGACCCACTGACAGATACTTGGAGTACTGGATATTGGATTGTAGACGATAAAGGAAATTATTACCCGGTGTGGTAGAAAGGAGTAGGAATGGAAAGATTAACAAGTAATAGTAATGTATCTGATATGTCTATGATTGAGCTGGCACATAATGGTTGTTATGTAGACAATGAGCGTAATGCAAGATACAGAAATTACAATTTAGACATTGACAGCAGAGAGCTTGTAAGAAATCTTGTGAAAGATATTTGTGATGAAGATTTAACTGATTTATCAGATGAGGAATTTGATGAGTATATGAGTTCTATGTTTTCGGTTGAAATGGATAGCACAATAGGGCTTTTGGCGGTATTTTATCGTAACTTATGGGCTACGGCTGAGTTAAGAGAGAAGTTAAAAGAATATGAGGACTTAGAGGAGCAGGGCAGGCTTATTAAGCTGCCTTGCAAGGTGGGAGATACAGCTTACGAAATAACAGGATCAACAACTCATGGTTACGATTGGAAATATCTAACTTACGAAAAAGCATATGTGCATGGGACTGTATTTAATTTAGGCAGACTTTACGATATAGGTAAAACAGTATTCCTCACAAAATCAGAAGCCGAAGCAAAACTGAAAGAATTGAGAGGTGATATAAATGGAAAGTGAAAACTTCTTTGAAAAATGCAGAACTTGTCAATACTGTTTTACGAAAAATGATGATGATTATGTTTATTGTAGAAAAAGAAATGGAAAGTGCGAATATAAACCATATAAATCAAGAAAAAAATTGAGAGGTAGAGAAAATGAAAGTAGTAATTGACGTCCCTAAAGATTTCACAGGAGATTATATTGTTGACAAATTCAAAGATTTCTTTTCAAGGGTTATTGCAGATATTGATTGCAAAGGTATGTGTGGTAGATACGAGAAAGAAATTGCTGAAATGTTTTTAAAAGCATTTGATGATAGCGAAGAAAAGATTTCTTGCAACTGCCAGCACAACAGCAATTCGAGAGATAATGAGTCTTGTTGCAAATGTGGTAGAAAAAAGACCAATGCCGACAGAATAAGGAATATGTCGGATGAAGAATTGGCAGAGTTTCTTGTTAAGCACGACATATCACTTGAGGATAAAGAAACAGAGCCTAATAATTGGCTTGAGTGGCTTCAATCAGAAGCGGAATAGGAGAAAATATGGAAGATAGATATTTATTCAAGGCTAAGAGAGTTGACGATGGAGAATGGGTTACAGGCTCTTTAATTACTTGTGAAGATGGAACATGCAAGATTGCGACAAGTTGTTTAGAGGGTAAAGCCGATGAACCAATACTTGTGTGTGCTTATGATGTGGACAGAGACACCATCTGTCAATGCACAGGCTTAAAAGATAAGAATGGCAAGCTGATTTGGGAGAATGACATTGCAAATTGCATGGATGCAGAATGCTGTGGCTACATTAGTTGGAATGAAAGCGAAGCAGGTTTTTACTTTAATGTATTGCTTGAAGATGGAAGATTTGAAGAAGAGCATATTTACGATTATCAGGATTGTATGGAGGTTATCGGCAACATTTTTGACAATAAAGAATTATTAGAAAGCGAGGGATAGTATGGCAAAGATATTTAGATTTAGCGGCTATTTAGTTTCCAATCGTGAAAATATTTCACTAGAAGATATATATGATGACATAAGTAATGTGGGATATGCTGAAAACTGGCAACAGTTACATATCGAAGAGTCGGAAGAATTTAATCTTGATGGCGAAGATAAGTCAAACTGTGACCTTGCGTTACTCGCAAGGCATTTTAAGGCAGATAACATCAGTACAGAATTTGACAGACCTTTACCACAGAAAGGCGAGAAATATAAGCATTTCAAGATTGGCAAGATTGTTACTATTATCGGTATTTCAAGGCACACAGAAACAGAGGAAATATCAGTTGTATATGAACATGAGGGACATATCTGGAATAGACCTCTTGAAATGTTTATGAGTGAAGTTGATAAGGAAAAATATCCTAATGCAGAACAGAAATACAGATTTGAATTAGCAGAAAGTGAGGAAAATTAGATGAATCGTGTAATTTTATGTGGCAGGCTGACTAGAGAGCCGGAGGTAAGATATTCACAGACAGCAAACGGAAGTATGGCGGTAGCACGGTACACATTAGCTGTTGACCGTAAATTCAAAAAAGAGGGCGAGCAGAATGCAGATTTTATTAATTGCATTGCGTTTGGAAAATCGGGAGAATTTGCCGAAAAATATTTCTTTAAGGGAATAAAAATTGCAATCAGCGGCAGGATTCAGACTGGAAGTTATACGAACAAAGACGGTCAGAGAGTTTACACGACTGATGTAGTTGTTGAAGAACAGGAGTTCTGCGAAAGCAAGCAGAATCAGCAGAGTAGCGGCATAATTCAGCCGAACAGTAATGTTGACAGCAATGGATTTATGAGTATCCCAGACGGAGTGGAAGATGAGGGATTACCATTTAATTAAAGAGGTGTAAGTATGACAGAAAATGAAGCAATTAAAGAACTACAACTGAATATTGAATTGCCTTTTGGAAGTAATATATCAAGAGAAGCTACTCAACTTGCAATACAGGCACTTGAAGAAGTACAACAGTACCAGAAAATTGGCACACCGGAAGAATTACAGGATATGAAAAGCAATTATTTTGAAGCATTAAGTGATTGGCGTCAATATCGCAAGATTGGGACTTTGGAAGAATGCCAGACGGCACTTGAAAAGCAGATACCGAAGAAGCCTATAGAAAATGATACTAATAGTTTCGATTGCCCTTGTTGTAAATATGATTTAAAAACGGACACAGGAAACCCGTTTGGAGATTATTTTTTGCGTTATTGTGATAATTGCGGTAAATGATAGATTGGAGTGATGAAATTTGAATTATCAAAGTATTAGGCAGGCAAAAGCGATTGAACAGAACAATAAAAAACGTTTATTAGAAGTCAATCCAAAGCTTGACGAGGAGAGCGGCATATACTTTTTGACACGAATTGATGAAAACGGATTCAAGTATGCCTATATCGGGCAGGCTGTACATATTATGACAAGGCTTGCACAGCACCTTGTCGGATACCAACATATTGACCTTTCACTCAAAAAGCACAAATTGTACTCAAAAAGCAATCCTTGTGGCTGGAAGATAGGATTTCTGCATTTTCCTAAGTCGGAACTGGATAAACAGGAACAGCATTACATTAAGGCTTATGCCGACAAAGGATACCAGTTAAGGAACAAAACAAGTGGTTCACAAGGAGAGGGAAAAGCACAGATTGATGATTACAAGCCGTCTAAAGGCTACCGTGACGGCATACAGCAGGGCAGAAAGAATCTTGCAAAGGAACTGTCACACATTGCAGAAAAACACCTTAAAATCGAAATCAGAGAGGATAAGAGATATAACAAGGTGTCACAGAAGCAGTATGAGAAATTTATGGATTTGCTGAAAGCGGGTGAAAACAATGCTAATTCCGAAAGTTAAAGCCAAAGAATTTGAAAAATTTGGATTTAAGAAATGTAAGGGCGAATATGGAAAGAACGGTTGTTATTATCTTTGCGTTTCAAGGGGGTGCAAAATGCTTTTTGTGAGCAGTGCGATTTTCGATGTTAATGATTGGATAAATAATGACCCGAGAATACACAAAGACGCAAATTGCCGATACAGAGACCACAGGACATATCTTGATATTATTTATGAGCTAATCAAGGCAGATATGCTCGTAAGTGAAAGGGGGTAGGAGTTAATGAGCGAAATTAAAGGCTGTACAGCGGAAGAAATTGCACGATATACAAAGGAAAAACTTATTAGCGATTATGAATTTTGCAAATGTGATTTAGCTGAAATCAGACGGCATGAAAAAGAAATTGCAGATATAAGACTTGATTATAATTCAAAGATAGTAAAGTACAGGATAGAAAGTGTAAACAGAGTTCTTGACTTCATAAGAAGTGAATATAGGGCTGGCAGAATTTGCGACCTTGAAACGCTATTGTGTCACTGTCAGAACAAGCTAAATGGCAATATTGACGGAACGGAATTAAACCTTGATGAGCATTCAATGGGATTTCTTTTTAAGGAAGCGGGTGAAGATGATGACTAGTGGAAAAGTGATTACTCGTTGCGGAGATTGTGTTCACTACAATTTTAAAAAACACAAATGTAATGTTGGGTATTCTGCCGAAATAGACCCAAAAGAAAAATTTTACGCAGACTGTACAACATTTGAGAATGTGGAAGAATATGAGAGAAAGGCTTATAACAGGGCTGTTGATGATTGTATCGAAGAACTTAAAAAGCGAAGAGACACAAGATACATGAAAGTAAATTGCGATGACGTAGAGCTTAAGATGTTATCTGAAAAGTTGAAAGGAGCGAAACAGAATGGGTGAGAAAATGAAACATATTCCTCACATTAACTCTTATGAGGATATAAGAAAAGAAATGAACAATGATTTACGATACAGGCTGAATAGTAGAAAAGAGAGGACTTCACTCGGAGTTCCGCTTTACTATCGTGTCAATGTTCAGATTATAACAACGCAGGAGTGTCCGTATAGTTGCCCGTTCTGTTTAGAAAGGCAGAATCCCATGGCAGGAGAAAATGACTTTGATAATCAGATTGAATCATTGAAAGCAATTTTGAGCGAACATCCTAACGCAAGACTTACAATAACAGGTGGAGAGCCGGGACTTTATCCACAGCATATTAAACAGCTTGTAGATATATACAACGAACTTAGCAACAATGTTTTTTGTTCTGTAAACACAGCAGGATATACAAGAGAGTTAAACGGATTATGCCACATAAATTTGTCTCATAACGATTATGTACACGCAAATCCGAGCAACTTCCCTAACTGTACATTGCAGACTGTTGTGGAAAATCCAAGCATAGATTTTATAAAGGAATTTATGCACAAAGACGCTGACACCTTTTCATTCAGATTTTTAAGTGGTCTTGAAAAGAAAGATTATCCTGTAAAAATATGGAATGATTTACAGAATGATGATGATATTGATATTCATACCTTTAGAATTGGTGATTTCTTTGTATATGCAACATTTGACTATATGGGAAAACATGCAAGATTGACATTAGGAGATATGTGGCAGCAGAGAAACAATGATTATAAGGATGGATACTCAAATATTATTATTCATCCCGATGGAACTATAGGAACTAATTGGAGATAAGAAAGTAGGCGAAAACAATGCTAATTCCGAAAGTTAAAGCCAAAGAATTTGAAAAATTCGGATTTAAGAAATGTAAGGGCGAATATGGAAAGAACGGTTGTTATTATCTTTGCGTTTCAAGGGGGTGCAAAATGCTTTTTGTGAGCAGTGCGATTTTCGATGTTAATGATTGGATAAATAATGACCCGAGAATACACAAAGACGCAAATTGCCAATACAGGGACCACAGGACATATCTTGATATTATCTACGAACTTATTAAGGCGGATATGCTTGAAAGCAGGTGATTCAGAATGAATGATTGTAAAGGCTGTAGATACAAAAACAGCACAGATATAGAGGTACATTTAGAATTTTGTACAAATTGTAAAAGAGCCTATTCCAATGAAGAAGATAGAGAATTTCACGAAGATAGGTATGAAACTGTAGATTAAAAATCAAAGAAAGTAGGTGATTTAGAATGAAGATTTTAAGCAAGAAGAAATACAACAAACTCATTGAAGATTTTGAGGAATTGCAGAAAAAGGTCGAAGAACTCAAAAGGATAAACGAGAGTATCGGGAAAAAGCTGGAAGATAAAAAGACAAGTTGCAAATTGAACAATGGTAAGGATTTCTGCTTTAAATGCGAAAACTCTTACAGATATAAGACATATTGGGGAGGGACAGAAATCGAAAAATGCGGTTGTTTGCTTGATGTACCTTGCGAGAGTTTTAAAAGAAAAGAAAACGACTAACTAAAAATCAAAGAAAGCAGGTGATTCAGTTGAAAGATAACCAGTGCAGAGCTTACAAACGCACATACAAATGCCCGAAAGACAAGTGTGACGGCTGTCATCGGCGCATGAGCAGATTCTATTTGATACAGGAAATTGTAGAAATTTTGATGAAATCAGACACACCAGTAGGAGCTAAAACATGGACAGACAAATGACTTTATTTGACTTTATGAGAGAGCCAGTTTCCATAACGAAGCCTATTCGATTAATAGAGCTTTTTGCTGGTTATGGTAGTCAAGCTATGGCACTAAAGAGAATAGGTGCTAAATTTGAGCATTACAGAGTTGTGGAGTTTAATAAGTATGCTATAGCAAGCTATAACGCAATTCATGGGACAAACTTCTCAACTATGGATATAACAAAAGTACACGCACTTGACTTAGCCATAGAAGATACGGACCACTTCACTTACTTACTTACTTACTCATTTCCTTGCACTGATTTATCAGTTGCTGGAAAACAAATGGGAATGAGTAAGGGTAGTGGTACAAGAAGTGGTTTGCTGTGGGAAGTTGAAAGAATTTTAACTGAAATCAGAGATAGCAACGGAGAATTACCACAGATTTTATTTATGGAGAACGTGCCACAGGTCCACGGCAAAAAGAATATTGAAGATTTTAAGAAATGGATAGATTTTCTTGAAGGCCTTGGCTACACGAATTATTGGCAGGATTTGAATGCCAAGAATTACGGAGTTGCACAGAATAGGAACCGTTGCTTTATGTTTTCGTTTCTCGGAAATTACACCTACAAATTTCCGCAGCCTATACCACTTCAAAAGAAGTTGAAAGATTACTTAGAGGAAGATGTAGACGAGAAATACTACATTAACAACGAAAAGGCACAGAAACTAATTCAGACACTTGTTGACAACGGGACATTGCCAGATACAATCCCTAAGAGCAGAGCAGAGCAGAGCAGAGCAGAGCAGAGCAGAGCAGACTTGCGTTGACGGAACAATTTGTGAACCAGGAAGAAGAGAGGTTGCAAACTGCATCAAGGCAAGATATGACGCAGGAATCAGCAACTTGCGGTCAGATGGAAACTGTGTTGTTGAAAGCAGTTGATTTATCAATTAACAATCCAAAAGAAAAAATTATTTCTAATTGCATTTTGTCTCATATTTCAAAAGATGGAAATGCAATAGGAAAATATGCATCATTAAATACAGGAGTGGTTGAATGGAAGTTAAAGTAATAGTTTCACTTGAAAGCAAATTTGAAAGCACGAACCGAATTTATGATGTGTGGGGGGGGGTGCAGTCCAACATTGAGTACAATGCAAGGTGGAAATCAAGAACCGAAAATATTGGTAAAGGAATTGGGGTTTATGGATAACGGTACAGGAAAACATCAATCTAATACAGTTTATAGCGAAAACGGGCTATCTCCGAATATCACAACAGTTGAGGGTGGCGGCACGCAACAGATTAAAGTGTGTGAAAGTCAGATAGTTGCTATGCGTGGCAGAAATCCCGATAATCCGTCAGATAGAACTGCGGGAAGTCCAACAGAGCAGAGATTAGAAGTAAATATGCAAGGCACAAGTAATTGCTTAACGAGTGTGCAGAAAGACGATTTATTGCTTGAAAAACCTCAATATCGTATCAGAAAGCTAACACCTAGAGAGTGCGGACGGCTGATGGGTGTATCTGATGAAGATATTGACAAAATGGCAGCAGTCAATAGTAATACACAGTTATATAAGCAGTTTGGTAACAGCATTGTTGTTGATATCATGTGTGCCATGTTTGAAAATTTGAATATCAATCAAGGTGGTACAGTATGAAAGACGAAGCAAAACACGAAATACAAATCTTACTTGACCTGTTAAAATCCAGCCTTACACGGAACGGCGTAAGCATGGCAACTGACAGAGAGGGAAATTTGATGTTTTTTGATACCGCAGAATATAACCGAAGCGGTGGCAAGACATTTGACGGATTTAGAATCAATATTAATGATTTAGTAAAGTAACAAAGCAACGGAACTTGAATAACAGATAAGGGGCGATAATATGGCAATATATCGAAATGTCCAATTGGCATTTTGGACGGATAGCAAAGTTGAAGACGATTTTACACCGGAAGACAAGTATTTTTACATGTACATTTTAACTAATCCGCAGACGAATATCTGCGGGTGCTACGAAGTGAATTTTTCGCAAATGGCAAGACATACAGGCTATAGCAAAGACACTATCGTAAGGCTTCTTGAGCGGTTTGACAAAGTACACAATGTTATAAAATACGATTCAAGTACGAAAGAGATACTGATATTGCGGTGGTACAAATACAATTGGAATAAATCGGAAAAAGTTCTTGCAGGAGTATTGAGTGCGGCAAAACGGATTAAATCTGAAAAATTCAGAAAATACGTTAATGATATTGTTGATTCAATCAGAAATGACACACCATTATTAGACCACAGCATTGAAGAAACATCTGATACCAATTTGCCCGACAATGCAAATGAAAAGGAAAACAATGTGGTGTATATGAATGTTATCGACTACTTAAACAAAAGATGTAATACTAAATACAGATACAATACGCAGACAACAAAACGGCATATACACGCAAGGATAGAAGACGGATATAGAGAATCCGATTTTTACGAGGTAATAGACAAAAAGGCGGCCGAATGGTTGGGTACGGATATGGAAAAATATTTGCGACCGGAAACCTTGTTCGGAACAAAATTTGAAAATTATTTGAACCAAAATATAGTACCTAATAAAAATTTTAGCAAGGGTACTATTGATTGGGACAATGTGTAAAGGCAGGTGGCAATGATTGACAAGAGAAGAAACAGTCAAAATCATTCGGATTATGTGCGACAGCTATCCGAATTATAAGCCGAACAATATTTCGGAAACGGTTGACGTGTGGTGCATGATGCTAGAGGATTACAACTACAATCAAATTTCGGTTGCGTTAAAAGCTTACGTAACATCGGATACAAGCGGATTTGCACCGAGTATAGGAGAGCTGATAGCAAAAATACAAATGATTTCACAGCCGCAGGAATTGAATGAAATGGAAGCGTGGAGTTTAGTTAGTAAGGCGCTGCGGAACGGTACATATGGTGCAGTTGAGGAGTTTTCAAGGCTTCCGCCGACCGTTCAAGAAGCTGTTGGGAATCCCGATAATCTAAGAAATTGGGCAACGTCCGATTACAAAGCGATTGAAACCGTAATACAGTCCAATTTTATCAAAACTTACAGAAGCGTTACAAGCCGGGCAGAAGAAATTAAAAGAGTGCCGGCAGAAATTCAGAAACTTATCGAAAAAGTAAATCAAAATTCACTAAAGGCTCAAATCGAGCAAAAATACCAAAACAATACAAATCTTCTTTCGGACAAGAATAAGCCGTCTATGAGCGATACAGAAGACGTAGAAGCATATTCAGAACCGCCGAAAGAATTTGAAGCTTTAAAGGATAGTTTGAGGAAATAAAATGGCATTAACGCAAAAGGAAATTAGTCACAATTGTTACATAAGACGCAAAGAAAATGGATTATGTCCACGTTGTGGAAAACCGCTTGACAGAACTGGTTACTACTGTTCGGATTGTTTAAAGAAAAATAACGAACGTGAAAAAGAATTTCGCGAGTGGTGCAAAGAATACAAAATTTGTCCGCAATGCAAAAAAAACAAACTTTTTGGCGATGAACATATTTGCCCGGAATGTTTAGCAAGAAAAGCTATATACCGTGCAAACAATCCCATATCCGATGAAAAACAAAAACAATACAATGAGAGATTCAAAAAACAGCAGAGGGCGCTGTACCAACAGCGAAAAGAACAAGGTATTTGCACTCGGTGTGGTAAACGCCCGGCGGTGAAACCTAAAGCAAAATGCGCAGTATGCTTAAAAATGGACGCTCAAGTACATAGAAAGCAATATTACGACAAAATAGATATAAAAGAGTATCGCAAAGCTAATAATCTATGCTACCACTGCGGCAATCCTATAGACCGTGAAATGGGGCAGTTGTGCCAATCGTGTTGGGATAAATGCCGTGAAAATGGATTAAAAAGCCCGCATGATAATACATACTGGCGGCAGGACAATAACATAGTTTTTAAATGGAATCGAGGTGCTAAAAATGAACATAAATAGTGCAACTGACAAAGGCTGTGATAAATGCAAGCATAAGTTTTATTTAGGCACAAATAAGCAAGGTGCGGCAATTTACGGTTGTAAGAACCGTACTGGTAAATGCCCGGAGCGTAAAAACGAATAATTGAAAGGAAACGGCTTATGAAAATTTCAGAATTGACTAAGCCGGAGCTTGAAAAAATCATTGAAAATGCCAATTTTACAGATGAAGAAGAAAGAATTTTTAAATTGCTTTCAAAAGGGAACACTATAACACAGATAGCAATTCGGGTATCACTTTGTGAAAGAACTGTTAATCGAAAAGTTATTAAAATCAAGCAAAAAATTAAGCGACTGGAGGATATTTTATGATTAATGTTACTCAAAATGGTAAAAATGTAGACACGGAAGAATTAACATTGCCGGACAGTATCGTTAAAATGATTGCAGAGATAATTGACAAGTAAATTTTAGATGTGTAAAATGTGCTGTATCGTGATAAATGCGGCACATTTTATACTTTAGGAGGATATATACTATGAAATGTGTTGCTTATATGAGAGTATCGACAGAGAAACAGGCAGAAGAAGGTAACGGACTTGAAAGCCAAAAGCGCGATATTGAAAACTATTGCAGAAAAAATGAATTGATAATAGCTGATTGGTATGTTGATGAAGGATATACGGGTTCAAATATGAATCGCCCGGAATTGCAAAGGCTGATTACTGATTGTAGCCGCAAAAAAGTAAATTGCGTTGTTGCATTTAAGCTTGACCGTATTTCCCGAAGCATGGTTGACGGAATTTACATCATCGAAAAAGTATTCCAAAGCAATAATGTTGCGTTTAAATGTGTACATGACAGCATTAGTTATGACAGCCCTATGGAACAGGCATACACACAGATGATGGCAGTATTTGCACAACTCGACAAAAACACAATGATGTTGCGTATGCGCGGCGGTATGCTTGAACGTATTAAGCAAGGCTACTGGTGGGGTGGCGGCAATACGCCTTACTGTTATCGGTATGATAAAGAACAAGGAATATTAATTCCTATCCAGGAAAGAGCAGAACAGGCAAGGAAAGCCTTGGAATTGTTTATTTCCGGCTATTCAGACGCGAAAATTAAAGAAATATGTGGCTTCAAATCTGAATTAGTTACGCGAAAAGTGCTTACCGGAGTTGTAAATATTGGCATGATACCATACAAAGGCAATATCTATCAAGGCAAGCATAAACCGATTTTTGATAAAGATAGATTTGAACTTGCTCAAGAATTGAGAAAATCAAGGTGCTCTGCAAAAATAAGTTGCTTTACTGAACCGAATTTACTCACAGGTTTGTGCTATTGCGGAGTGTGCGGTTGTAAAATGCGTTATCAAAAGTGGAGTAATGGGAATCACAAGATATATTGCTGTTCAAGAAATAAAGGCTTGAAATATCTTCCGAATTACAATCCGAACTGCAATAATTCTCTTGAATGGGCCGACGATATAGAAAAGCAAGTTACTGATGAAATACTTAAAATTTCACTCAATTTGTCTTCTTACAAACCAAAAGCAAAAGAAACAAAGCTTCAAATTATGCAATCACAACTTGAGCGAGAACAAACAAAGCTTAAACGTCTATATAGCTTATATGCAGACGGCAATGATACTGTCTTGGAAATGATAAAAGATTTAGAATCGCAAATTTCAAAGACAAAAGAAGATATTTCTGTAGAAAGTAAAAATGCCATTAATACACAAAAGAAAGAATTTACTTATCAGAACATAAAAAAACTTGCCGATGTTTGGGACAACATCGACAAGAAACAAAAAAATTTCATACTGAAAACTATAATAGATAAAGTTATTATAGTCAATGGAAATGTTGAAATTCAGTTAAAGAATTTTTAGCATATACTTAATGCTACGGGTATTGCGTTAAAGAAGTGCTAATGCCGTATTTATCACGATTTTTAAACATGAATTATTTGAATATGTCGCTAAAGTGTCGTTTTGATGTCGCTTTTAGCGTCTTTTTTTATGCCAAAATGTAATTGTAAGGAGGAAGCGCTTATGTTTTCAGACGAAGTTTTAGAGAAGATTTTTGCAAGAAAAGAATTACAAAGCTTACCTCTGCAAGTTCAGTCAAGCATAATCCATGCGATTGAAAATGTTTTAGAGGAGGACAGCAAAAATGCAGATAAACAATCCGTATCAGCAACCGGCAATGAATTATAATCCAGGATATGCCGCATATCAGTACAATCCTATGGCAAATATGCAGAGATACCAACAGCCGGATACGCAAATTCAACAGCAGATTCCACAATTTCAGCAACAACAGCAGGTAATCGGCATAAACGGCAAGATTGTAGCAGCAGTTGAAAATATTACCGCAAATGATGTGCCTATGGACGGTTCAGTTGCCTTTTTCCCAAAGCAGGATTTGACGGAAATCTACGTAAAAGGTTGGAACGCAGACGGAACAATCAGAACGATTGTGTATAAGCCTTATACAGAGCCTTCAAACAATACAGCGGTAAATTCTATGGGTGACACAGAAAAATCAAAATTTGACCTATCAGAGGAAAGCACAGAGGTATTAATGAACAGGTTTGATAGTTTGGAAAATAGATTAAGTGAAATCGAGCAGTTTATGACGACTAAAACATCGGCAAAAAGCACGGCTAAATCAAAAAATAGCCCAAAGCAGGACGGTGGGGGTGAAGATGAATGAATCCAGTTGAGCTTATTCGATTAATAAAAAGCGGCAATCCGCAACAGGTCCTTTCACAAATGATGAATAGCAATCCTCAAATATCAAACAATCCTATGGCCCAAAATGCTATTAAGATGTACCAAAACGGGGACACGCAGGGGTTGAAGATGTTGGCAGAAAATCTTTGCCGCGAACAGGGAATTACAACCGATGAAGCAAAACAGCGAGTTTTAAGTATTTTTAATCGTTAGTACATTTTGGGTTGTGCGCACATAATAACCGGTTATCCCATTTGTAAATATATTTCAATGGAGGTAAACAAAATGTTTAACACAGGTGCAATGCCTAGTCTTGCTGATATTGCGGCAGTAACGGGCAATAAAAATGACGGTGGCTGGGGCGACGGCAACGGCTGGTGGGTTCTTATTATTCTTTTTGCCATTTTTGGCGGCTGGGGCAACGGCGGCTGGGGTGGTAATGGTGCAAATGGCGGTGCAACACCTTATGCCACAAGCGCTTTAACGCAGGCAGATTTACAGAGAGGATTTGATACACAGTCAATCGTGTCAAAGCTTGACGGAATCTCAAACGGACTTTGTGACGGATTCTATACACAGAATACCGCGCTTATGAACGGATTCCACGGTGTCGATAACGCTATCTGCAACTTAGGCTATCAGACACAGCAGGGATTTAACACAACAAACGTTGCGTTAATGCAGGGACAGAATGCTTTGCAGTCACAGCTTGCTAATTGTTGCTGTGAAACGAGAGAAGCCATTCAGGGCGTAAATTACAACATGGCGCAGAATACTTGTGCATTACAGAATACAATGAATAGTAATACACGAGATATTATCGACAGCCAAAATGCAGGAACAAGAGCCATTCTTGATTATCTCTGCAATGAGAAAATTTCCAGCTTACAGGCAGAAAACAACGATTTACGCAGAGCGGCTTCACAGGATAGACAGAGTGCATTACTTACTACTGCAATGGCTTCGCAGACACAGCAGATTATTAATGCAGTCAATCCGGCGCCGATTCCGGCATATCAGGTGCCGAACCCTAATGTATATTACGGTTGTGGTTGCAATAGCGGTTGCGGCTGCTAATTTACTAAATAATCAAGTATCTTAATCAAATTGAGTTTTTTCGAGTTTCACTCGGAATAAAACTCAAAAGGTTATGTCTGCTAATGCAGTATTACAATGTTCCCGACACCAATGTCGGGAAGACAGGGCAGACTTCAAGAAAGTTTGCCCTTTATTTTGTGAAAGAGAGGTATTATTTTATGGCAGAATTTACAGGAATTGCACTTCAAACTGTTGCGCAGGGAGAAGATGTTGCATTTACAGAAACACCGGTTGCTGGTTCAAATTGCATTACGCACAGACAGGGAAGCGGTATTGTTAAATTGAGAGGACTTACAAACCAGTGCCGGGCAAGATTTTTAGTATCTTATTCCGGGAATATTCAAATCCCGACAGGTGGAACGGTTGAAGCTATTTCTCTTGCTATTGCGATTGACGGTGAGCCGCTGCAGTCAACTCGTATGATTGTTACACCGGCGGCAGTAGAGAACTTCTTTAATGTTTCGGCACAGGCATATGTAGACGTTCCACGCGGTTGCTGCGTTACGGCAGCGGTACAAAATACATCTGCACAGGCAATCGAAGTTCAGAACAGCAATTTAATTGCAGTTCGGGAAGCATAAGGGGGCGGTTTTATGGATATTATGAGAATGCACGACATGATTGAAAAACTGTCTGAATGTGCCAAATGTGAAATTGACAAAGGAATTGAAAATATAGACCCGTGTGAAATGGGACAGGTTACAGATATGATGAAAGACCTTGCAGAAGCAATGTATTATCGTACATTGATGAAATCAATGGAAGAATCGAGTGCAGATGAAACAATGGAAATGTTTGAGCGGCTTGGTGACGGCAGAAGATTTTATGATAACTACCGCTATTCAAACGGCAGATTTGCACCGAAAGGCAGAGGAACGCGCCGGGGATACGATGAACCTCCGTATTTCCACATGACACCGGAAATGTACCGCGGAATGGAACATGACAGGGATATTGACCGCAATTATGGAAGAATGTATTACACAGAACCGGCGACAAGCGGCATGAATATGACTGAAAGCGGATATGATAAAGCGAAGCGGCATTATACAGAAACCAAAGAAATGCACAAAGCGAATACCGCAGAGGACAAAGAACATAAGATGAAATCGCTTGAAAACTACATGAAAGAGTTGTCCGGCGATATTACAGAACTGCTTACAGACATGACGGCAGAAGAACGTACAATGCTGAAAAGCAAGCTTTCAACGCTTGTAAGTAAAATGTAATAATGTAATGGCAGGGGCAGAAATGTCCCTGCTTTCTTGAACATTGACAACTAAATATTGGCTAGTGATTTGTGGATTTAAAAAATTTTTTCAAAAAGGCATTGACTTGTTACACGTAACATTATATAATGTAACTCGTAACAAGGAGGTGGTTAAAATCGCACCTAAGAGCAGAGCTGATTACATGAAACAGCGTAGAGAAAAGACAAGAAATTTTAGTGCTGAACTTGACAGAGAAAAGTTTGAGAAGCTAGAAAAAAAACTTTCTGAAAAAGGGATAACTAAAAAGGAATGGCTTGACAACAAGGTTGATGAAGAAATCAGTAATTAAGCAAAAAGAGCAGTTGCCCATGATTTGACGGTCATGCAACTGCTCTAAAACCGAGATAACTCTCTGTGAAATATTTTATCATAGAGAGTATCTCTTTTCAAGA